TCGGCTAGTTCTGCCATCTCGACAGCATCAATTGTAGTTAGATCGCTCATTGCGGATCCTTTCTTAGGTGAACTTATATTGTGGCACAACTAAGTGGCATAAGTCAATCAAATTCAATCTGATCAAGCCAGTTTTTGCCACCAGTGATTTCGATTTCTAATGCTAGAGCAAACGTGTAATTCCAACGCTGTTCCGCTTCGCCGATAGCGCCAACCATAGCCCACTCTAGAGCATCTTTCACTTGATCAATCTCAGTGGGAAATACATCAGCTACCAAGCTATCGTGGACTGTCAGCACCAGTTTAGATTTAAGTTTTAATTCCTTAAACTTTCTGAAAGCCCGAATGCAGGAGAGCATCATTAAGTCTGCTGCTGCTGATTGGACAGGGTAGTTAACGATCTGGGTATAGAAGGTAGTACGACCACCTCGTAGCCTGGTCACGTCCGGCCAGAAGAACTGTCGGCCAGAGGGTATCTGCACTATTCCGTTTTTAAGGACGCCGTCTGCTAGTTTTTTATGATATGCAGCAAGTCCATCATATATACTGAAAAATTCTTTAAAGTATGTCTGTATATGTTCTGCCTCATTCATACCTCTTCCGCCATAAATGGGGCTAAAAGAGTATTTTTTCGACTGTGTACGTTGGTCTTTAGTAACTACAGATGGATCACACTGATAGATGATTGAAGCAGTCTGCTTATGCAGATCCTTACCTGTTTTAACATCTGATATTATCTGGGCATCCCTGCTCAACTCACCACAAATAACAAATTCAGCAGAACTGAAATCAGCTTCAACCACGGTCCCGTTTTCAAAGCGACTGACAACTGCCCGTCTAACGGGGAAGCCACGCTTTGGAGCGTTCTGCATGTTTGGTGCTGTACTACTAAGCCTGCCAGTTGCGGTAACACACTGGGTAAACTGAGTGTGTAAAAGACCATCTGACCTAGTCCATGTTTCAAAGCCTTTGACGAATGAATCCAGATATACATTAACCGCAGCAAGGCGGCTACTTTTTGTAAGAAACTCCACCGCTACCGTGTTGCCCTTGGCTTCAGCTTGGCTGATCAGTCGTTGGATGGTTACCTTGTCTGTTTTGAAACCGTTAATAGATGCATCACCAGGTGAGGATGGGTTTAGCCGCAGTCCTGCAGTCAGGCCGTTTGACTTATAGAAAGCCCCTACCCCATGACACGCTGGGCATTTGGATAGATTTTTATAAGGATCACCTTGAACAAGGTACTTCTTTTTTAATCTAGTAACGGTCTTCTGTTTATACTTTTGTATATACGCACGGCCATCACAGCTATCGCAGCAAACAACATCTGTTCGTTGTATAATCTTAGTGGTGGCACGGACTGCAGCATTAAACTCACTGGTCTTCATGCGAGGTGGATACAGAGGCTTGCCTGTAGGCCCTACCCCAATGTTCCAAACCTGCTGATGATCAGCCCGGTCTATTACTTCCCTGCTGTAGACCACTTTGGTCATGTCAGCGCCAGATGCTAGGTTGATGATAGTATCACCCATGACGGCCTCAACTATCTGATCAAGACGTGTCTTTAATACCTTTTGCTCTTGCTCATACTCAGTCTTAATGCCGCCAAGGACATCCATATCAACCTTTATACCGTTGCGCTCAATCTCAACCAGAAACAAAAGCATTTCATTCATCATGGTTACGGTTTCAATTAGAGAAGCATTACTCTCTTTGGTGTAGTCATCTTGCTGCGCTACATAGATTTCAGCACAGGAGATTACATCTGCCTCGGCATATTCAATAACAGTCTCAAGTGGCATGGCTTCAAAACCAGTGCCAGACTTAAACAGATCATCAACAAGGTCTGACTTCTTGCGGGTAACATCCCGGCGTTCCGCTGTGGCTTTCAGTGAAAGCTTTTGCCTCTGACCTCTGGCGAGAATATACTCACCTACCATCGTACAGTAGACTACGTCTGGTATTTCAAAGCCCATTTCTAACAGCCACATCACATCAAACTTTGCGTTGTGGCAAACCAATACGTCAGCTTCTTTTAGGGCTGCTCGTAAGCTATCAGGGCTGTCTGGTGTTTCTTTTTCATTGTGAAAGAAGATTAAGTTATTAACATAATCAACTGTTGTACCAATAATAAAGCCAAAGTGTGCGGATACGCACCTATTCTCTGGGTGAAACGGGCTGTTGTCTATCTTACCCATTAACATCTTTACTGTTGTCTCAAGGTCCAGGCTTAGAACCTTCATTATTTTCTACCGTAGAAGTGGGTGGAATAAGAAACATCATGCCGGTCAAACAAGTACCAACAGGCGTTGTCTTTGCCTGCGGTCTTGTCGAACCACTTTACCCTACCAATGCTCACAATCTTACGAAGTCGTGGCAGAAAAGGAGTAGACTGCCTGGTATGTATCCAATCGCTATCGAACAACAGCCAGGTAGGTCTGATGTCTGAGAAAATGGTAATCATTGGATGCAGGATGGAACGCTCCCACGGTGGGTTTGTTATGATAAGATCAGCACCACCAATATCTTTTTCTTCCAATGTCAGGGCATCAAGCCTGTCCATATTAATCGCTTGGGGTTCTAGATCATACGCAGTGGTGCAGCGTAGACCGATATTGACTAAGCTTCTAATAAGCGCACCATCACCCGCACAAGGTTCACAGAAGCTGTCCACGTCTTGAATGAATGGTATTAAAGGCTCAACAGCTTCCACAGGCGTCCGGTAGAAGTCACGAGGATTTCTTTCAAAGTTAGATCGTTTACCCATTATTCTACATACCTGCTGATTTCTGGTTCAATGTTGCAGATCACGCAGCCGTGGTAGCCTGACAGCTTGTTCTTGCTGACGTTGAGGAAACGGGTGTGGTCTGGGTTATCGTCCTCTGAGGTGCTATACTTAGCGACACCGATTATGAGGTCTGCTTCTGCTGCCTTGCCGGTCTTGGAGCCTTCAAGCATACTGAAGTCGATACGAGTCTTACCTTCTGCATCTGCAGAGGCTTGGCTGATGCCTAGCAAGGCACAATCATGCCGTTTGGCTAATTCACGAAGGGAGCGATATAATTCACGAATGCGCTCATGGCTGGCATTGTATGTGCCAGAGATCGTAACTTTATCAGCTTGGTCAATAACGATTAAATTAGGCTTTATCTTCTCACAGTAGCCATTGATCGTATCCAAATCCCATTCTTGGATGTCTTTCATAATCAGGCGGTCTTTAATCGATAGATACTTAGACGTAGCTAAATCAGGATTGTCAGCGATCTGCTCACGGGTCATGCCACTACAAGCGGCTATAGCTCGTAGCTTTGTTCGAGTGGATTTTTCTTCGTTGCAGAGATATAGGATCTTTGCGCCCTGCTGGGCGAAGCCGCCGGGGGCTGCACATAAGCTGATAGCCAATGCAGATTTACCAGTTTCAGGACGGGCAAATATGATGCCAAACTCTGCAGGTCCGATGCCATAGACATGCCTCGAAAGTGTTTCAATGTTAAACTTCCAGCGGTTTTCGTCTGAGGTTTCCGATAACAGTTCGTAAATATCGTCCGTAGTTGGGTCACCAAAGTTGTCTGGCATATAGCCGTCCTTAGTGCGCTCAAGTAATGACTGCAGGCGGGTCATAGCTCCCAGGTCACCTTCAGACATGTTAATGCCTAAGTTGGCGATATCTCTGCCCACCTCACGCCGCCAAAGGCTTTCAATTACATCCACGGCTACGGCTGGGGTGATAGGGTCACTGTATTTCAGTAGGTCAACGGTATCTCTGAACTCATTGATCTCTGAAGTGGTGGCGATGGGATTGTTGCATAACCAGATTGAGTACAAATCATCAGCGGTTATGTCCTTTTCGTATTTATTATGTGCGTCACTTAGCAAGTCGTATAAAATTGCTGAATCGTCTGAAAAGATAGATTTTCGTAAGCGGCTCTTACTAATTAAGTAAGTGTCATTATTAAGTAAAGTTTTTAGTAGCGGTATCTCCATAGCTATCGCCCTTCCTGTGCATTGTTAAGTGGCACAGTAATAAACGGTTTCAGGAATAAAAAAAGCCCCTATCTTTCGATAGAGGCCATTTAATTACATATGTGTTTTAAAACAGTACGTTAGCTATTTCTAAACTTCATAGATTTTATATCAGGTGTTTGATCGCCACGGCGTTCTTTTAGGTCTACCTGATGAAAAACAACACGCTTGTTGTTCTTAACGATAGAAGCGATAGCTTCCTGTAATTTGGTTTGTTCTTCAGCAGCTTCTAAAAAACTACCTTCGATGTCATAATCGATGACTACAATGCCTCGGCATTTCATGTGATGTTCCTTCGTATACATTTTGAATGTATGCAGCGTTAACTGCACTTACTTAGTGATTATGTTTAAGTAAATACGATATGTGGGCCTGACCTAGCCGTGTTGCACCAGTTCGTAACTGAGATTCCAAAAAAACCAGCGCTAAATACTCCAGAAGAGTGGTACGCTCGGCTAGATTCTCTGTCCACCCAATACTTTTGGTACATAACTCGCACTGAGCTAGTCTTTTTAATACTT